GCTGCAACGAACCAAACAATCGTTCCAATTGTGAGGGCAGGTGTTGGCGCAGAGAAAATCGAATGGGGTCTGCCTGAGGGAATGCCCGAGAACGTGAAGTTGGATAGAGATATCCCAGATGGAATGGGTGATACAACGATTCAGATGGAATGGCGCAGAATCAATACATTCCTAGATCCCAACGGTAATCTCAGAAACCTCCCGAAATGGAAGCAAGAGATGAATTGGGTTCAAATCTTAGAGGGTCTGCATTACAACGAGGCAGATATTCTGACAAGTGTCAAGGATGGCAAATTACTGGAATTATACCCGAAACTCGAGAAGCTGATGAAGCCACTTGGTATCGAGGAGTATAATAAGCCAGTGAAGAAGAAGAAAGCAACAAAGAAGAAGAAATCCTAGACAGGTTTGTAGGGATCGAAATACCTTCCCCACTGCCATCCATCTGGTAATGCTTCTGTCGCTTCGATTAGGTGCATGCTTCCATCTGGTTCAACACACCACTTTCGCCTTGGTCTTTCATACGCTTTTTGACGGATCTTGGCGACTGTTTCAGGCGAATGCCTACGACCATACATAGGGTTGAACTCTCCGACCCGAGTACCTGTCATTGTCTCTCTTATCTTCTGTTTGTGTTCGTCCGTAAGACCTGATTTATGGGGGTGTTTATCCCCTAATTTGGCTTTTCGGATCCTCTCTCGACCTTCTGGTGTGTGCCAACCAGTCCTATCTCGACACCTATCAACGATGGGTAAATCAGTCTTATTCTGGGTGAGTACATACTCACGGATCGCCTCGACAGTTGCCTTCTTGATCAGCATTTCTCGGGGTTTGGGGACGTCTTGGAGGGTGTTTTCATCAACGATCCAGAACTCATCCCGCGCTCGAAACGCAAAAAATCGGGATGCTCTAGCCATAATAACCTCAAATAATTCATAAGTTGTTGTATTTACAGTATATTTATATTACTAAAAACACAAAAAAACGCTTGACATTTATCTCGAATGCGGTATAATATAGTGTAAATTGAGAGAAAAGAGAGAGAGAAATATGTTTAAAGCTGATCTTACCGTTGAATTTTCTAGTGGCTCCAAGGCTTCTGCTGTCCTATTCAGTGATGTCTCGGTTGAGCAAGTAATTGATGATGCCGTGGCTCGTGTCCGCGAGATCCGTCTGGGTCTTGAAGGGACAGAGTTGTCTCTGGTTCGTCATCGCGTTTCTGCTGGAAAGGCATAAAACGCTTGACTTTCGCCTCGATTGTAGTACAATTAGTGTATATTTTGTTGGAGAATGATTATGAGTAAGATGGGTCAATTTGTGTATGAGTGTCAAGAACTCGCTGAAAACAACTACAACGAGTCAGCCGATATGGTGGCTTATGCGGTGTATCAGCAGTTTGCTGACCGCCCTGAGATGCGTGATTACGCTCTCGAAACAACAATGGCTGAGTGGGAGATCATTCAGCAAGACCTCTCTAGCGTATGGGAGGCATGATGAAGGATAAGTATATCCTGACTGACGTTGATGGAGTATGCCTCGATTGGGAAGAGGCATTTGACGTTTGGATGGCAAATCAAGGACACACTCCTGTTAAAGACTACAAGTTGATGTATGGTGTCCACAATCGTTTTAATATAGAAAAACCTGTATCGCGCCATATGGTTCGTATGTTTAATGCCTCTGCTGCGATTGGTTTTCTACCACCTCTCCGTGATGCTCAATACTATATCAAGAAGCTGCACGAGAAGCATAAATATAAATTCATAGCTGTAACAAGTTTGTCTTTGGATCCTTATGCGCAGAAATTGAGAACGCGCAACCTTGCCAAACTGTTCGGTGATAATACGTTTGAAGAAGTTATCTGTCTGGATACTGGTGCTGATAAAGATGATATTCTGGCTGAATTGAGTGGCAAATATAATGGTTGTTACTGGATCGAAGATAAGCCAGAGAATGCATCGGTTGGTGCTGAAACTGGGTTTGAAAGTCTCTTGGTTGAACATGGACACAATATGGATGCCGAGGGGGATTTCAAATCGATGAAGAACTGGGAGGAAATCTACCATGAGATCGTCGGAAAATAAATTCTTAGAGTGGGCAACGTCAATGTGGCATGCCAATTGTGTTGAACGTCGCGAATGGAGACAAGAAATACTCAGCCGTGATGAGTATGTCGAGAAAAACTTGGAATGGCTTCGTGATAAGTATAAGGAAGATTCATTTAAACGCAATCAAGCAAGGGATGCTTGGATACAAACTGTGAGGGAAAGCAGTCCATCATGATAAAAATGCAAAAGGATGATAAGGATTTACACAAAATGTATCGGCAAGCTGCCAATGCTATGAGACATGGAAAGAACACTCCTTTGTATAAGATTTCCCCAGAAGCATATGCTATGGGGTTGGGTACTCCAAAATCACTCCTGAATGCAGAGTTTCATTTCTTCGGAACAGATAACGTAAAGAATGCGCATGCCGAAGAACAATTATTGAGGGATGCGGGATATATCGACGAAGAAGATAATCTGATCCCCATTATTTACAAACTGAATGAGTATGGGTACAGAGAGCAAAAGGATATGTCTGACCTAGACAACCTAGAGGGTGTGGGTGATTGCATTCTACTCACTGGTAATAGTGCTGCATTTGGTACAGGTTATCACGAAAAGGATTCATTTGCAGCCAGCCTTGAAGAGATTTCTGGTAAGCCAGTTTACAATCTTGCTGTGAATCTTGGTGGTATCAAATCTTCTATACGGATCATTGATGCTTGGTCACATATCCTGAAGCCACTCTGCGCAGTTACTCACCTTTGTTGGGACACGACTAGATTGGAGTTTGACAATAAGGTACAATGCGGTTCGCATAATTGGCGTCGCGCCTTCGTTGAATATCACACCGACAAAGATCTAATTGTAGGTATAGGAGCAAAAAACTCGCCTGCTCCTCGTATTAAGAATGGCGAACTTTCTGGTTCTAAAATACACAGTCAAATGGTTGAGATGTGGGAACGCGATATGGAAGAGTTGCTAGAAAAACCTAATACTGTTTCATTAATGTGGACTGTGAAGGATTTTAGAAACGATTACGATGTTCCTGAGTCTACTATGGAGAAGTACAGTAAACATCCTAACATTATTGATTGCGAATGGGTCTTTCCTCCAAGAGACCAAGGAGAAGAGGCAATGAAAGCATATTGTGAAGAAATACCATCTAGAGATACTTACCATACCACATCAAAAGTATTAAAAGATTCCGCGTATAAAGTAGTTGAACTGATGAGAAAGAATAAATGGATTCCATAGAACACACTATCATAGCTTGGGCTTGTATTGTGATTGCTTATTTGGTTGGAAGTTACTTCGGTGAGAAGAGAGGTTCGATCATTGGCGCAACCGTAGTGCTTGAGTGGGTTGAGGAAAAGGTTGGATCTGTTCAATTTAATGCTTGGATGAAGCAAGACAGAGACGAGCAATGAAAGAATACTGGGGAATGGCAGATGGCAAAGAGTGTACTCCTGAAGAACTGCCATTTTACGCAAGCGATAGCGAACAACTATATAATCAAAACCTCGTAGATAACCGCGAAGAGTTAGAGAAAAATGGTTGGAAGCATCACAAACCGCTGCCTGATGATCGTGTGATTGGATACAAATACGACTACAACCCAGATGATCCTGCAATCAACGACTGGGTCAATCTATCTTACAGAATAAACACTCATGGTTTCAGGGGCGAGGAAATGCCAACCGCATCCAAGAAACGCAGTGTAATTTGTCTCGGTGATTCAAATACATTCGGTGTTGGTGTGCCAGAGGGTAAAATTTGGTCTACTCGCCTGAGCCAAACTCTGAGAGTGAGAGCATATAATCTTGGGATTGTCAATGGCAGTTTAGATTCTGCATTCAGAGTCCTCCTGTACTGGTTACCGAAAATTAAACCTTCGCATGTGTTTATGTTGACACCAAGTGAAGGGTATGAACATCACTTAGCCACTGGGATTGTGTCAACGCCTGTCAGTCCGATGCCTACCATAGAAGATGAATGGATCCTACACAGAGAGAAAGTGATGAGAGCCATGCAAAGTTTGTGCGATCAATTCAATACACCATTCATTCACGATCCTTGTGATGGCGGTGATTATTTCTCTCTGTTCCAAGAACATGACTGGTCTAGAGACTTACAACACTATGGATCAAACAGGCATATTCATGTAACAATGAATCTATTGAAAAAGGCAGGATATAGTTGGGAAGATGTCGAAAATAGCTGAAGAAATAAATCTAGATCTCGATATAGTTGATGAATTGAACGCAATTGTGCGCAACACCGAGTTTTCTGGTGAGGTTGGACGCAGTGAGATATATCTAAAGAACAGATTTTCCGAGCATTCAAACTATTGGAACGAACCTCATCCAAGATTTTCCGTCAGTAAAGAAACGCTGGATGAGATGGTGAGAGAAATAATAAACGATCCTGAAGTGAAGGAACTGGGGATTGTCAAGCACGGATTTCAAACTGCCTATTCGAGAGGGTGGATGAATTATTTAGATAGTGATTACACATATTGGAACAAGGGTGTGTGCCAAAAAATAAGAAAAGCGATTGATAGCATTAATGCAGATATCCACAAGATCACTATAAATGAGTTGCAATCACAGAAAGGGTTGATACTCCACAGGGATGGGTGTCGTAAGTTTCATTACCCAATTCAAACAAATCCGCAGTGTTTTTTGTATGATGCGTCAGATCCCACTGATCAGAAAGTTTATCATCTAGAGCAGGGAAAATTGTATGATGTGGACACAACAAGAGATCACTATGTCTACAATGCTGGTATTGAAACAAGGTATCACCTTGTAATGAATTATGGAGGATACACCGCAAATTAGGTGAAATTGATTATGGATAAATGGGATAAAGCGCACATGAAGGTTGCGAGGATTTACTCGGAACTCTCTACCGCCAAAAGACTAAAGGTTGGTGCTGTGATTGTTAAGGACAACCGTATAATTTCAATCGGTTATAATGGCATGCCTGCTGGGTGGACGAATGAATGTGAGGACACTGACGAGTATGGGTTCATGCCTGTGACAAAACCAGAAGTCCTCCATGCCGAGACAAACGCAATCGCAAAAGTTGCCCAGTCCTCCGAGAGTTGTCTTGATGCAACGATTTATTGCACAACTGCACCCTG